GCTCTCGTCGAGGAAGACGACGAAAATGAAGTCGAGGAAGCCGGCGCCTACATGAAGAAGCGAACCGCCGAAGAAGACGAACTCGAAGATGCTGAAGGCATGGACGAAGAAAAGGAGCGGAAACTTCGCTGCCTTTGCTCTCGTGCCGAAAAATTAAAGAAGCGAATTACATTTTACGAGGGCGTTAAGGCTAAGGAGTTGGAACTCCGGTCTGTCCTCGACAAGGCCACCCCAGCCGGGGCCGCGAAGGAGAAGAGATCGATGGCAATTTATAGCAAGATGCCCGGCGCCGGCCGGCTCCGTAACTTCAAGGGTCAGAACGCCGAAGAGCGTGCGTATCGTGCTGGACAATTTTTCCGGGCTACTTTGCTCAAGGATCCGGGCGCCGCTCGCTGGTGTGCCGACAACGGTGTAGCCGAAAGTCGTGCCCTGAGTGAAGCAGTCAACGCACAGGGTGGCGTCTTTGTTACTGAAGAAGTCCTGAATGAGATCATCGTTCTTGTTGAAGAGTACGGTGCTTTTCCACAGTACGCTCGCAACATTGAGATGAAGAGCGACACGCTGGTCATTCCTCGTCGCACCGGCGGCCTGAAGGCTTACTTCATTGGCGAAAACACCAGCATTCCGGATTCGGATGCTTCGTGGGATCGGGTGCAGTGCGTGGCAAAGAAGGCGGCTGTTTCTTCTCGGATGTCTTCGGAGATCATGGAAGACAGCGTGCTTGGCCTCGCTGACTACATCACCGGCGAGATCGGTCGTTCGATCGCCGAGTTGATCGACGAAGTCGGCTTTGTCGGAAACGCCAGCGGTGACCACGGCGGCATGATTGGTGCTTGCACCAAGATCGTTGACGGCAATCATGACGCCAGCGTTGTGACGGCAGCCACGGGCAACACCGGTGCTGGCACGCTCGACGTAGACGACCTTGTCGCAACCGTCGGTCGTCTTCCGCTGTTTGCTCGCGGGAACGCCGCTTGGTACTGCTCGCCTGCTGTGTTTGCAGCGTCAGTCCAGCGACTTGGCCTCGTCAACAACGTCGGCCTTGCCGGTGGCAACACCGCAGCCAACCTTGCTGCCGCTACTGAACTGCGTCTGCTTGGATACCCTGTGCGGTTCGTGCACACGATGTCGAATTCGATCGACTCCGATCCGGGTGCCGTCAAGTTCTTGTTTGGCGACCTTTCAATGAGTTCGATCTACGCCACTCGGCGTGGGCTCAACTTGAAGACTTCGGCTGATCGATACGCCGAACTTGATCAAACGCTGATCGTGGCAACCACACGGTTTGACTGCGTGACGCATGATTGCGGGACTGCCGACAAGGCTGGCCCGATCGTCGCCCTTCGCACGGCACTCTCTTGATTTGTACGGACAATCTAACACGAGGTACTAAAAAAAATGAACCATCTCGAAGGAACTAAGACTGACGCCGCACTCACCGCTAGCGTGACTGCCGGCCAGACTCACTCGCACGAGATCGACACTTACGGCTGCAACTACGCCAGCGTCGATGTCGTGTTTTCAAAGTTTACGGCCGCGACCAGTTCGTACGCTACTGTGCTCAAGGTGCAGGAGAGCGACACGAGTGGCAGTGGTCACGTGGACGTTCCCGGAATGACCGTCGCCGCTGGCGCTGGCTCAACAACGGGTGCAACCGGTGCTGTGTGCCGGTTCAACGTCGACCTGCGTGGCCGCAAGCGGTATCTGAAGGTCGTTGCCACTCCCGGTAACTCGGCTTCGATCACGAGCGTTGCTCGCCTGAGCAAGTGTGAAGAGATGCCGACCGTTGCCGCTCAGGGCGATACGGTTCAGCAGCAGGGTAACAGCGGGCCTTCACCGGCCGGCGTGAATAACTTCGTGAGCGGCTGAGTTAGGCCACGGAGGGAAGTTTAGGGCAAGGATGCCCACACTAAGCCTACCGGCAATTCTAGGAGTACTCCATGAGAGTTCTGGTAGGCAATGTCGAGCATAATGTCCGAGTCGCGGCCTGTATGTCAGTGCCGCGACTCGGCTTTATGGACAATTTCTTTTCTGCAAGTGCTGCGTTTGCCCCTCACGGCATAAAAGTCATTAAGGGCACTGGGGCCTTTTGGGACCAGACAATGTCCAACATTCTCACTGAAATCTGTGAGGATGAAGAAGACTTTCAGTACGTTGTCACGATGGACTACGACAGCGTCTTTGAGCCCGAGTGTCTTACGAAACTAATCGCGGCGACGCTGATCTCTGGATGCGACGCACTCGCACCGCTTCAGACAAAGCGAGACGACAAGACTCTTATGTTCACCCCTGAAGGTTACAGAGAGAGCGGGTCGAACGAGATCACTCTGCCTAATGATTGGTGGGAGAGGCCAACCCAGCCAGCGGAGACACTGCACTTCGGGCTTACCGTCCTGCGAGTTTCGGCCTTGAGAAGAATGAAGAAGCCTTGGTTCCTTGGCGTCCCCGGCGAGGGAGAGGATTGGCAGGACGGCCGAATTGATCCAGATATCTACTTCTGGCACAAGTGGCGAGAGGCTGGCAACACAATGTGCATTTGCCCGCAGGTTGCGATTGGTCACGCAGAACTAGTCATCACGTGGCCCGACCAGAGACTAAAAGGAATCTACCAGTATCCAACTCATTTCTGGAATTCAGGAGGACGACGGCCGCCGGAGGCTTGGGGCAGCAAAGAGCACGCTGAAAAATCGAGGGAAATTTAGATGAATTCACTTACCGTGCGGATGTTAAAGGATTGGTCGTTTCACAAGAGGGGGCAGTTGGCGACGGTGTATGAGCCTACGGCCATGAATTGGATCCAAACTGGCATCGCAGAGCAAATCGAGAGACGCTCGGCTGCCGTCGAGTCGGCTGTTGTTGATCCAGATGCGGAGACGACTGACGCAAGGCCTCGAAGGGGGAGAAAGAAGTGAGGTTTTACGAGTTTTCTCAGCGAGGAAATCTTCGGTATCGATCCATTAAGAGAATTGAAGGTCCCTCTGTTGAGCCCGTGTCCATAAGCGAGGCAAAGGATCACCTTCGCATCGATCAGGGATTTGGCGAAGACGACCTTTACATTCAGTCTCTGATCACAGCCGCGAGGACGTGGGTCGAAAACGCAGCAGATCGCACACTCATACGCAGCCGGTGGCAGATCAAGTTCGATATGTTCCCCTCGTGGGACATTGAACTTCGCCGGCCACCAGTGATGAGCGACCCGATTGAAGTAACCTACGTCCAGAGCAACACCGGGGACTACACCCCAGTGCAGTTCACTGATTTCAGAACTGATCTAGATTCTGAACCAGAGGTCATTCGCCCACAGTGGGATGGCTCGTGGCCGACAACACGCGGTGCAGAGAATGACGTGACGATTAAGTACTGGGCGGGCTATGGCGATTCAGGCGAGTCCGTTCCGGCCGCAGCAAAACACGTCATCCTCATGCTTGTCGGCCACTGGTATTCGACACGAGAGGCGGTCGTTGCAGGCGGCATGAATCCCGTCCCGATGGCGGTTGAGGCACTCATGGGCACAATAAACTGGGGTCAGTACCGGTGATTAAGGCTGGCGAACTAAGAGAGGCTGTTGTTATCGAGTCTCCTGTTGAAGTGCCAAACGACTTCGGCGAGACGGAGGTGACGTGGCAGGAGTTCGCACGTCGCCGCGCGAGAATTGATGGCATCGTTGTTCGTGAGACGTCAGACGCCCAAGGTAACAGAACAGTTGCCAGTCATGACGTATCGTTTCGGTACGTACCGGGCCTGACCGCTGACATGAGAATTGTGTGGACGAGCCGCACGCCTTCTAGGGTCCTAGACGTCCTTTCTATTGCGGAGTTAAACAACCGTGAGGAGCATCGCCTCACGTGTGCGGAGCAGGTTACGAGATGAAGGCTGAATTATCCGGCAAGTTGCCGTCCGTCTCACTTAACAATGTTGACGCCGCGTCCGTTCTCGCCGGTGGCTTTTATGACGTCTTGAGAGATGTGACGCCCGCCGGATACAGCGGACGCCTTCGTGACTCGGTTCTCATAGAGAACGCTGGCGAGGCCGTTCTTGTTGGCTATGACGAGTCCGTTGAAACCGGCGGAATGCCGTCGCTCGAACAGATACCAAAACGTCGCCGAACTGTGCTGAGATGGGTTTCCGTGGACGAGTTAGAGTCGGTTATTGCAGGCGCTTTAAGTACGTATTCGGGGGCCGCGTCTGTGTTGCTTGAGAATTGGCTAATTGCGGAGGTAAATAAAAGTGTCATTTCCTGAGAAATGGTTACGCTCGCAGTTGGGCTCGGCAACAACGGCAGGAATTCACCCAGTCCTTGCGTCCCAGAACGCCCCCTATCCGCTAGTGGTTTATAGGCGTGTTTCAACAACAAGGGAGCGAGGCCTCGGCGGCAACTTTGGCGTGCCGGTCGCCGTTTTTTCGCTATCGATTGTCTCTGAGTCTTACTCGGAAGTGAAGTCTATTGCCGATCAAATTCGAGTTGCTCTTGATAACTTTACGGGAGAGGCCGCAGGAGCGAAAATAGTATTAAGCAGCCTTACTACAGAATCGGACAGCATGGAGCGTCCGAGAGACGGGCAGGCGAAACCGCTTTACAGAGTAGACCAGTCTTACGAAGTTCGTTTTCAAGAGACAACCTAAGAACGCTCAAGGAGGAGCAAAACGATGGCATACGAGTCAAGTCAAGGCATTAAGTTTACGTTCTCTGGTGTAACTTACACCGCTCAGAGCATTTCGTCGTCGAAGAAGGTTTCCGAAATCGACGTCACTAGCCTCGAAACTCCCAACGGGGAGTATCGTCAGTACCGGGCCGCTCCGATTCGCGAAGGCGACGAATTGAAGGTCGACTTTGTCGGGCTGACAATTCCTCAGCAGACCGCAACCGGCTCAATTAGTTGGACGATCGACGGGACCGGCAGCAACGCTGGATTTACCGCCGGCCTGCCAACCGCTGCCCTGTGCACGTCGGCTGACATTACGGCCCAAGTCGGCGAACTCATCAAGGGCTCCGCGACTTTCCGCCTGTCGAACTCTTAGTCAGTCAGATCCACCCGGGCCGAAGCAATAGCATCGGCCCGGGTGGGGACCGCTGTGGTATTGGTTTCATGCTGGAGGCTGTCACGTGGCATTCGAAAGTTCGCAAGGCATAACGTTTACGTTCGGCGGGGCGGCGAATGTATACCAAGCGACCGCTATTACTATTTCCGAGTCACGCGGCGAGGTCGACTCTGCGACAGTAAACCAAGCGTACGGCTCAACAAGGGGTTTCGGCACTAGCGGGCTTGTTGAGTACACGTTCAAGGTTGATTGGATCGGAACTAGAGCACCCGAGACAAAAAAGACAGCCGTACTAACGATCAGCGGCACGACTGCGTTCTTGTCAACAACGGCGATATCAGGCGGTGGAATTAAGTTAAACGGAAGCGGCCACACGGCGACCGCTTTTCAGGGGACTGCTATCTGCACGGGTCTGTCTCATACCACTTCAGTGGGGGACCTCCTAAAGGGATCCGCTACATTCAAGGTGTCTAGGTCATGACGTTTACTTTTAATGGTGTCACTTACTACGCCACGAGCATAAGCGTCTCGAGGCAGGCCTCAGAAATTGACGTCAGCACCCTAAACGACGGCGACGGCTTTCGCACCTACCGCACCAGCGAGATAGAAAGTTGCGACATTAAAGTCGACTGGATTGGCGACGTTGCACCGCCCGGAGGAAACCCCAAAGCCTTCACGCTCACTTCTGGCCTGTACCATCTGGGGTCCAAAGCAGTCGCTACAGGAGTGACTGTTACGGGTGCTAGCGGAGACCTCGTTAAAGGGAGCGCGACATTCAAAGTGTCGTTTGACTAATCGTGCCAAATCCTAATCTCAAGTCATCCCACGGCGTCGTCTTTAAGTTCAACAGCGTTACGTACACTGCTACGGGCATCTCGTACTCATGGGACGGCGGTGCTGTTGATGCGACTTCGCTCAACATTGGAACTGGGTCCGGCTCGTGCGTTCGCTATCGCTTCGGTGGCCTTTACCCTCCTTCTTCACTTAAGGTCGATTGGATCGGGACGACAGTTCCTCCTACTGACAGTTTCTACCCTTTCGCCTTCGAAGGCACAGCGGCCAGTTCAGCAGCGCCAACGACTTTTGGGGCTGGGAGTGGTGGCTCTGCACTTGCGACCGGGGTCACCATCACGGCCGCAGCCGGCGAACTGATCAAGGGATCTTGCACATTTAAGTTCTAGCCAAGGACTTACTTTTTATGGGCTTTATATCGTCGCAGGGGATTACTGTTCAGTTCGGAACAGGCGGAAGTGGCTTTTCTCTCGACGCAACAAGCATTAGTTGGTCCGGGGCTTCGATTAACGAGATTGATATAACGTCAATGAGCAGCACGGTTTTGCAAGACAGTCAAAATACGAACAAGAAATTTGTCGCACGAGCAATCGATTTCGCAGTCAAGGACTACGGGACAATAACAGTTGAGTATCTTGGCCCAGCGCTCTCTAACACTTGGCTCGGGGCGACTCGCTCGTTGGTATTCGGCGGCAACACGCACGCCGGGAATTTTGGCTCGTGGACTGCGACGGTTGAAGGACTTAGCGCGGAAGCATCTGCTGGAGAATTGGTGAAAGGCACCGTTGTCTTTCGTCTCTAGTTGGTAATTAGGAAGAGGTAGGCAATGGCCCTTTCAAAATCAGCAATTCTTGCGGCTGACGACAGCAAGAAAATTGAGGTTGATGTCCCAGAGTGGGGCGGCAGTGTTTTCATCAAGGTAATGTCAGGCACTGAGCGTGACAGGTTTGAGTCCGAGTTTGTCGGCGACAAGAAGAACGTCGATATGGTTCGGGCAAAACTTGTTTCAAAGTGCCTGTGCGACGAAGACGGGGACCGTCTTTTTTCCGAGGAGGAAGTCCCTCAACTTGGAGAAAAGAGCGCCGCCGTTCTGGATCGGCTTTTTCATGTCTGCATGAAGCACAACCGTTTCACTCGGGACGACGTTGACGAACTGGCGGGAAACTAATTGAGCGACCCCGGCGCCGGTTTGAGTTTAGGCTCGCACTGGCGCTCGGGAGGTCGCACAAGGAGTTGCTCGAGTCTGTTGACGCGGCCGAACTGGCTGAGTGGGAGGCATTTTGGACGATTGAGCCGTGGGGAGACGAGTGGCGTCAGGTTTCTCGCCTCGCCACCGCGTTATGCACGGCGTGGGGATGCAAAAATCTCGAAGAGGAGTTGCTGATGCCAAGTTACAGGAAAAAGCCTCAGTCTCCTGAGCAGATGCTTGCTGAACTGTCTAGAATCCCCGGATTCGGCGGTGGCTGATGGCGACTATCGGATCACTTTCCGTCACGTTTTCGGCAGACCTCACTGGCCTCATCGACGGCGTCACTGAGGCAAGTCGTCTCGTTTCTGAGTTAGACGAGGGTGTTCAGTCGCTCAATGATTCTTTTGCTCAGTTTTCTGATGCAAAGTACGAGGAAGCATTCTCTCGACTATCAGACGCAGTAGAGTCTCTTCGTGATTCCGCCGAGGCATCGTTCTCGATTTCAATGAACGATGCAGAGATTCAAGAGATCGATGCCCAGATTGCAGAACTTGAGAAC